GTGAGTGTGTTGGCCAGCCTTACGGTGGGTTCAAGGTCGTCAACGCTGAGCGCGGTGGGTAGAACGACGAGATCCGCAAGCCGGGCCACTTCGGCGGTGGCTTTGGTGGCGTGGGGCGCGCCGTCGAAAATCATTAGGTCGTAGGTGTCGGCCACCTTTAGAGCGCTGGCCACCGTGCCAAACGTCTCTACGGCCACTTCTGGTGTTGCGCCACTTTTGAGGCGGCGTTGCAACCAGGTAAAAGAGGTGGATTGATTGATATCGAGATCCGCTATTTTTACATTCCAGCCAGCGGCGGCGTAGGTGGTGCCCAGCGCCCGGCTTAGGGTGCTTTTGCTGACGCCGCCCTTTTGGCTCACGAAGGCAATCTTGTATCCCATTGGTGTTTCCCCTTGGTTAACGTTGCGTTTTTGCGCGCTGGCGTTACAGCGTTAAATAACGCTAGCACGCAATAACGCTAGTATAGAAAAGCGCCGCTAGGGGTGCAAGTTAAAACGCTATAACGCTAGCGTTATATAACGCTGGGTTGAAGGGGCTTGAAGGCGTAGGAGAGTGGCGCTATTCTGCATGTGTGCCGCCGAGTAGGTGGCTTCGCAAAATTAATGCGCTGCAATGTTTTGCTACTGAAAAAGTAGCTTAGAAATAGCAGCACATGCTGAAAAATGGCTGTCGAGCAGACAGCTCAGAAAATAGTCTGCATAGACGTGATTTGCTACTGAATAAGTAGCAAAAAGCCCGCCAAGTGCGGGCTTTTTCGTGTTTAACGTTCGTCTGCGGGCTTGTATAACGTGGCGTTTTGCTTGGCCTGATTCCACACTCTGGTGCCTTTTTCTGTGGGTAGTCCTTGTCGCTTTACCCATTCGCCGTAGCTTTCCGCGATCTCTGCCACTTGCTGGCGCTCGCTGGCTTTGATGTATGCGCCCTTGGTCAGCATGGTTTTGATACGCAGGCAGAACTCTTTTTGATGCTCGGGCGGCTCGCGCATGATGATCATTTGCTTGGGCGCGGCCACGCGTTTGATTTCGGGCCTTGCGGCCCGTTCGGCTAGCTCTGCGCTGGCCTTTTGAATCAGATCGATTAGCTCGGCATCGTTCATTGTGGAAAGGTTCATACGCTGACTCTCAGCTTTTGAACGCCTAGCTTGTGCAGCAACAGGTGCCACATGGCATAGCTCATGTTTTGCCGAGACTTGGCCAATTCCTGGGCGGTGTATTTGCGGAAGCTGCTAGCGTTAACGCCTACCATTTCGGCTGCTTTCGCCCCGCTGATGCCGGTGAAGCTACCTACCCCGACAATGTGGCGGATCTCCCAGGGCGTGGGGGCGCGCCATTCGTCCGTGTTGGTGGTTAGTACATCATCGGCCAGCAGATCGGCTATCCAGGCGTAGTCGCTTAGCTGATACCGGCATTTAAGGGCGGCAAACTCGCCCAGGGTGACGACCTGAGAATACTTGCCGCTTTCATCTTTCAGCCAATAATCAAACCGATCATCCACTAAGCCCGGCGTCATATCCGGTAGCACGCCCGCTGCATAAAACTTGCTGAGCGTTTGGCCGTGGCCATCGGTTAAGCGGATAAGGTTCCGGCTTTCGTGGTCGGCTTTTAGATCGCGGCGCAGCTGAGCCATTGTGTCTTCTACGGCTTCTGTTACATCACGCTGGCTTTTCGCTTCTGTGACAATCTCGGCGCTGTACTGGTGGTTATAGCTCACGCTAAAGCGCTGGCGGTGCGGGCCTACCGCCCCCATGGGGGCGATAGTGAACGGGCCGATGGTGAAGTCTTGTTTTAGCATGATAATTACTCCGCGTCGTAGGTGCGTTGTTCTTGCATATCGCAGTAAAAACGCTGCATTTGCTTGAAGCCTGTATCTGGGTTGCCTTGCGGGAACGTCTGGCCAGCGCCGGTAACGGTGTAGGTGCGGGTAACGGTGGCGGCAGGGGTGGCTTTCATGCCAATGCGCTGCTGGCGCTTGTTGGGCTCAAAGGCTTCAACGCGGAATTCTTTAGTAAAGGTGTCACCGATATTAACGGTGCCTGCTGCGGCTTCAACATAGCTTTTGCCGTTAGCTGCAATGCCAGTGGTAAATTCGATGGTCATTTTGATTTCACTCCATGCTTTTTTCAGGGCTAGCTTGAAGGCCACCATGTAGTTACCAACAGCAGCGGCGATGCTGCGAGCGATGCGGTGGGCGTTGGTGAAAAGGGCTTGCTTGTTCATGGTCGTCTCCTTCGAGGTTCAGGGCTGGCGGCGTGCCGTCCTGATGTGTTTAATATAGCTCCAATGGAGCTATATAGTCAAGGGCGAGACAAGCAAAAAGGCATCTTTTTATAACGCTGGCGTTCTAGCGTTTTATAACGCAGGCGTTCAGGCAGTAAAAAGCCCGCACGGTGGCGGGCTTGGGCTTGCTGGCGCGGGTGGGCTTACTGTTTGGTGAGTAGGCCGTTGTGGATCAATACCTGCTTGGCTATCGCTTTCCAGTTGGGCCGTTGGCCGATGTGGTGTTGGCCACCGGCTAGCTTGCTGATCCATGCGGTGTAGGGCTGGCCTTCGCCTACCACCTCTTTTAAAAACGACTGCTGGAAGTCGTAGCGGAAGTCTTCGTATTGGCGCACCTTGGGGCGTAGGGCTTGGAGGCGTTCCATCACCGCCGGGAAGTCGTCCTGGCTTAAATCTTCGATGCGTTTTAGGCAGTAGTCGGTTCGCACGCCGTTGTAAAACCAGCCGGTGGCGCTTTGGCGCATGCCGTGGAAATTGCGAAACACGGCGTTAGCGGCGTTGGTGAGCTGTTCGCGCTGGCGGTGGTCGATGGGCGTGGGGATGGGCTCGGCGGTGGTGGGCTGCATCGCGCCTTTGACGCGGAAATAGCTTTTGACGAGCTGGCGCTGTACTTGCCAAGCGAGGTCGTCGGTAAACGATTTGACCAGCATGAGGTAGCCGGTTTCGGTGAAGAGCGTTAGGCGTGTAGTAGCCGCCGGAAACAGGTCAGGATAGGTAGTGACAATTTGTCCCAACCTTTCAGAATCAAGGGCATAGAAGTCCTCACCCTCAATAAAATGCTTTTTGTTGCGCTGAAAAGAGCGCCGTGCTGTTGCTTTAGACTTTGAATGTACGCCGTCGATCATGGCAAAAGTGACAACAGGCTGCTGCTGATACTCGATATAGGGAAGGGTAACGCCAGAAACTGAAATGGTGGGTGTTTTCATGTTGCGATTCTCCAAGTCTGTTGGAGTTCGCCTACCGCTGCTAAACGATGGAGGCGAACCGTACGCGGGTTAGCAGACCGGGGACATTGGAAACCCGGCGCGCCGAAGCGCCCCACGCACGGCCCGCCATAGTGCATCACGCGGGCACAAAAATAGCGCCTACACGATGATTGGGGGCGCTTGTGCGCCAATGTCCGTTGAGCTGCTAAACCCGGTCGCTGATTTTGCAGCGACTGCGGGCAGAGTAGCGCTAGGGCGGGTGGGCGTCAATGGCCACCCCCAGAAGATCCACCACCAGCCAGCACGCTTGCGGCTCGCCCAGGTGGGCGAGGGCGGCGGTAATGGTGGCGGTGCTTATCGTTAGGGTGATGGCGTGCATGATGTGGCAGGCGCGCATGATGTGAGGCGATATGGTCCGCGTGTGGATGAAAAGCTGGCCCACTATGGCGATGCCGATGGCGATGCCGCTTAGGGTGATGAATATCATTGGGCGGCCTCGCTGGCGCTGTCATCCGTGAATTTGCCCCATCCCAGCGGTAGGCCGTTTGGCTGGCATAGGTGGTCGGGCACTTCGTCACGCAGGCAGTCGGGCGCGCTGGCGCTGTCAGGGTTGACGCCCGAGCATACCCCGCTGCGGGCAATAAACCCGCTTTGGCACATGCGGCATTCACCGCGAAACTCTTTGCAGGGAATGCGCTGGGCGTTTTTGGCGCGGTTGTCGATGATCATAGCTGTTCGTCCTGGTCGATAGGGTCGCCGTTCTGGTCGAGCTGTTCTATTTCGCACTTGCACTGCCACCCGGCGTAGGCGACGGCGGCAACGGCTAGGCCGATGAGTAGTATTAGCGGGGTGGGCATGGGGTTGTGTCTCCTGCGTTATAGCGTTCTAGCGTTTTTTAACGCTGCTTGCTGAAGCCGCTTCTGGCGGCGTTCGCGCTTTTGCTGGGCGCGGGCTTTGCCGCCGATGCGGGCCGCGTGGCTGGTGGGCATGGGCGGGGTGTTGAGTGCTTTATCTAGCGGCCAGTTGCGGCTAATGCGGTGATACAACAGCTGGGGGCTTAGCCCTGCTGCAAGGGCGCGTTCGCGTAGGGTGTTTTGCAGTTTGGCTTTGCGCGCTTGCAGAAAGGCGAGGGCGGCTTCATCGCTTAGCTGGCTTTCGGGGTGTTCGCGGCGGTAGCGGCTTAGGGCGCATTCATCTAGCCCGGCGGCTAGGCTTTTTTGGCGCTTGCTGGTGGCGATGGGCTTTATGCCGCCTTTTTTGAGTGGTTTGGTGGCGGCTTTTTTCGCGTCCATGGTTTTCAGGCGATAGAGAAACGTTCTGCGCTGAATGCCGTTTTGCTCTGCGATGCGCTGCCAGTGGCTTAGTGGTAGGTCGGTCGCCATAATTTTCATGCCATCACCCCGTAAGCGGTTAACCGGCGTTCTTCGTGGTCGCCGTAGTGTGGGTTTTCAAAACAGAATTCTGCGCGGATGCGGTGCGGGAAGTGGTAGCCATCGCAATAGCACGTGTATTTACGCCAGCCCCGGTTATCGGCCCATTTGTCGACTACCAGCGTGTTGAATTGGCCGCAGTGTTTGCAGCGGATGCGGCGGGTGTAGTCGTTCGGGTGCTTGGCCTTGACCTGCCGCCCACGGCAGACGCGACAGCGGCAGTGCCTACGGCGCGGGCCTGTGAGGATGTGCGGTTTCATGTGCATTGCCCTTCGCGGTGCTGGCGCAC